CCTTACAACAACTAAATGATACCAAGTATCAAGAGATAGGTTGGTGTTGAAAGTGAAAAATTGATTTCTTCCTGATGCATATTCATGTCCTACTTTTATATCGTGATTTCCTGTACCCCCATCAGTTGTTATACGGTACAAAAAATTATCTGCTGCGCTTTCAGTACTGCCTGACATTGATATGATACTTGCATTATCAACAAAATTATCTATTTTTGCCCAAGCACTTACAGTAACATCCCCTGTTATAATCGCTGCTAATGGTGTTCCCATTGTCAAATAATCATCTACACCATCAAAATCTAATGAATATAAATTATCAAATCCTGCTGCACTTGTCTTGATAGTATTTAATCCTAAACCTTGTTTTAAACTTAACATATTATTTATATATTATTATTACTATGCAGATGCGTTACCATCATGCTCTCTATAGCCAATACCAATACCACTCGTTAAAGTTATTGCAGTTGTACGAAAAAACAATGTCGTTCCAGCAGCCATAGTTTGACCATTTAAAGAAGTAATACCACTAGCATCTCCTGCTATTGTAGCAATTACTGATTCAACTGGGAAATGTATGCAATACCAATCTTTACCTGATTGTGCTACAGTAGTGAAAACCTCAGTTCCACCACCCTTGCCTAGCATTTCAAATAGTAATGTATTATCTGTATCAAATGTACTCATTTTATTTTATTTTTTAAATTGTTATTATTTTATTTTTATTCTGTAAAAAGTTTTATCAATGCACCTAGAGTTATAGCATAAATCATCCACATTGCTTTCACTAAAACCTTTCTCATTGCTGTGTTTCTGTTCACTCTAGCAGCAACTCCTTTATCTGGATTCAATAACCTTTCTGTAAGCATATCTAGTTTACCATCTAAATTATCAATCTTCTCATTTATTGAACTAATGTCTTTTTTCATTGATACTATTTCTTCTTTTGTTGTCATTAGAATGTTGTTGTTTGTACAGTTAGATTCATATATATTGCAGAACCCCCACTCACTTCCTTAATCATTGGAAATATAATATCTCCTGCTGCTAATGCTGCTGTAGTTATAGTTGTTTCATTTATTCTAACACCCTTACTGTTGCTACTAAGACCATCTGCTGAAATCTCATCAATTACAATAGGAGTTACTGTTGTTATAACACCTTCTACAGGTGTAATTTTACATATAGCAATCGTAACTGCATTAGACCCATCACTTGTAAGCCATCCACTTATAGATGTAACACTAGCAGTTTCAGGAATTACACAAGCCTGACCAATTCTAAAGAAATTTGTTGGACTAATACTTCCTGAAGATACTGTTCCTGTACCATAATCAACAGCCATCTCATAAGGGGAATTAGTATCTGCTATATCTTCTCCATAGTAGTAGTTTGTAGCACCTGTAGTATAACCCTGCATCTTATAATTAGTAACACCCATATAAGACTTGTTCTTCCACTCTAAATTACCATCAGTTCCTGTTGCAGAAGTACCAGCAGTCTTACTTAAAACAGTATCATTAATAGCAGTTTCAAATCCTTTTGGGTTATGTCTATTTATACTACTTAAATTCTTATGTTCGTTTGCAGCCATTTATATATTTATTTTAACAATCATCACAAGGACAGTTATCCTTCCAACTATTATAATTTCTAGTAGGTCTTGAGTATATACTATCATACATTATTATTCCATGATTCTTGTAAACATCATCATTACAAGGCTTATTAGATTCATAAGTTGGATAATCACCATTTTGGTCGCTATCGTTCATATAGTCTAACATATCTTTTAAGTATATCTCAGCCTTTCTGTAAGTATCTTGTTTATAAGCATTTAACTCAGCAGGGTCTATAATAGTAGCAAACTCATCAGTATTATGCACAATACCTGCACTACTACTATTACTCTGAACTTCATTAATTACCTCAAACCTAACAAACCAACACAAAGTTCTCGTTAAGAAATCATCCATTAAAGTTTGATTTGCAGTAGTTAAAGTACCATTATTGTGTTGTGTTTTTAATTCCTCATAAAACTTCTTACCAATTGCTTCTTTTAAATGTGCTAATTCAGCCAGAAGTAATGTGCTATTAGAAATTAAAGCAGTATCAGTATTAGCATTAGTAAAACTATTACTTATAACTTCTGCTGCTGTTACTAAAGGTATATATTGGTTTACATTTGCCATAGTTATTCTTTTTCAATTTCAGTTACTTGCATATCCCCTACTTCATCATCACCTTTACCATCACCATCATCATCTCTAGTTACAATAATTTGCTCTCTATCAGTTAAGAACATATTACCCTCCTCTAACATTGGTAAATCCTCATCTAACATTCTTCTTTGTTCGTTAATAGTAAGAACTTGTTTAGGGTCAATCTGAGTTGCAAAACTAATTGGTGGCTCATAATGAATCACTAATTCTTCAGGTAAGAAACCTAACTCTTTATATAAAACCCCTCTAATCCCATTTAACAATAAATCAGAAGTATCTTTAATTACAGTAGTCATTGCTAAATCATAAGCAATTCTAATCTCACTACCTGTATTATTCATTTTACCAGAACTAACTAAACCACTTAATGATGGTTGCCATCTATGAGCAGTTACAATGTTCTGGTCAGTTATTCTTTGTAAGTCTATCCAACTACCCTCTTGGTCATCTTTGATAATTTGAACATTAGCACTTGAAGTATCTCCATTCTTAACAATGAACATAATCTTACCATTGTTTCCATCTCCAACAAACTTCTTTTGTGCTTCTCTTACTAATTTCTTTGCTTCTTCTTCACCCATATCTCCATTAATCTCAACGATTGCTGAAGGTTGAAATCCATTTTTGAATTTAGTGTGATTCCATTTACCAATTTCATAATCAACTGCAATATGCTCTAATGCAGCAATATAATCAGGTAAACCATAGAATTGGAATGTAGGCTCGTAATCTTTAAATTGAACAACAAATCTACTTCCCTTCACTTTAGGATAAATAGGAATGATAGATAATTTATCTTTCATACTATTGTACTTAGCCCAATCAGGATGTACATATACTTCTTTCTTGTTTTTAGACATTCTAACAGTAGTTGCATCTATGTGGTATAGATTTAGTCCACCATCATATAATACGCCCTCTAAATAGGCATTTCCAAATGAATAGTAATCATCTGCTAATTTCTTAAAAACCTCTCTTAATGATTCTCCATCAGCATTTACATCTTTGATGTATTCTTTAACATCTTCATTATTCGTAACAAACTTAGCACCACTTGTAAAGATAGTTTTTTGTGCTAGTACACTTCTATGAGTAGAAGATTTACGCTTTAATTCTGCTAAATACTGAGGAAATAGGTTGTTTGTACCAAAAGGAATAAACTTAGTTCTTACCTTTGCTAAATCTAAAGGCTCTTCAATATGTTCAGGAATTGCTAAATTAAAAACTCCAAATTCAAAAGTATTACTCTTTTGAGTCTGAAGATTCTTTACCTGACTTTTTCTTTTTGGTTGCTTTCTTTGGCTCATCTTTTGTTTTTGTAGTTGATAATTTTTCTACTAATGTAGTCATCCCTAAATCTTCATAAGCATAGGCTAACTCCTCTTGAGTTGCTGTAGCCCATTTAATTTTAAAACCATTCTTGTAACAAGTACCTGATGATGATTTTGCTTTATATTCTGCCATAATTGTATATATTTTTAAGTGTGATAAATCTACAACTTTTTTTGTATTACAATCACACATATTATAAAAAAGATATTAATAGGGAAATGTTGTTAAACTTTTTACGAACAAAGTCCAACCTATTTCTATATCTTTAAATATTATGCTGCTGTTGTTGCAGTTAATGCTGAAGTATTAACATCAACAGTACCAGCATACTCTCTTGGTAACTCAAACTGTCTTGCCATTAAGTTAATAGTAATACCATTCTCATCTGAATAAGCAGCACCTGTACCACCCTCAAATCCACTTAAACTCAAGAAAGTCTGACTTTTTGCCTGAACATCCTCGTTAGCATACTTTGCACTAGCACCTAAAACCCACCAATTTCCATTTGTATCTAAAACCATCCCCATCATACAAGCACTTTCAAAGTTTTTTAATTCTTCAAATTTTGTTGCATCAATATTAGGAAGCATAAAAGATAATCCACACTCAAAAGAAGTTGAACCATTTTCTTTTGTTGCAGTAATAGTCATTGCAGGTACTTCATTTTTAAATTCATAAACAAACCAGTTAGCATCACCACCTGATTGAATATTTAAAATAGTGTGTGCCGTTCCTACACCATAAGTAACTACATCTGCAGTTTCCCATTCTCTAAGTAAAATCTGAGAAATACCACCTGTTGCTTGTAAGTCAGCACATACTACACCTAATCCTGTATCTATTGCCATTTTTTTATTATTTTATTAGTTATTTAAAAGTAATTAAGAGAGGAGGACTAGCCTCCCCTCTGTTATTACATTATTGTTTAGTAAAAGATTCCCCATTGAACAAGTGAAGGGTACAAGAATTGTACTCCTAACTTGAAGTAACCTCTGAAGAACATTTTTTCTTCTAAGTCATCATAAAATACTTTGAATGAACCTTCTGGGTCAGTTACATCAGAACCAATGATTAAGTTCTCTACTGCACAGTAACAAGCACCTTCTGTTCCATTAACACCTCCTCTTAAGAACATTGCAGGGTCAGTATCTGCTAAGATAGTATCCCACTCATACATTGCTACTAATTCAACACCTCTAAACTTAACAGTTAATACACCATCTTGCTGGTTAGTAATTGCTAAATCTGCAGAAGTACCTTCTAAGTTTGATAAGTAAGCATTGTAAGTCTTAGGAGATACAAATATTTTCTTATCTTTTGCAGGAACTTGTTGTAATGCTGCTGGTGCATCATCATACATTTTTCTTAATAAAGAAAGTGATTCACCTGCTGTAGGTGCTGTAGGTGCTGTTGCACTAAACTCAGTTCTTGCTGCTAATACAGTTGCATCTGCACCCATTAATTTCATCCACCCATCAAGAGCAGTATAATTTGCAGTTGCGCCATCACCACCCCATGCTAATCTTACAACATCTTGTGCGATACCTGTTACTGCTCTGTTTACGATTGCATCTGATAATTGAGTTCCCTCAACATTCATTACATCTGCACCATTTCGGTACATTTCTTCAATATAAGTTCCAAAGAACTCATCAGTACATTGCTCTAAAGCAACTCTACATCTACCTGCAGTAATT